CCTAGAGCTTTGCCCGGTGAATGCGACTTGTTCAGAAGAGGAAGATGCGTTAACTAGAATGACATCCACAGCCCTAAGACATGGGGCATGTATTCAGTACGTTGTTCAACAACTGGAAAAGGTAAAGGGGGATATGACGTCTTTTGCAAAAAGCATGGCGAGGGCTCTTAAGAAGTATATCCCTGATGGGTCTGAGGAAAAGGGGGAGTGCCCGGAGTGTGGAAAAGATGCCCTGATTAGGCAGGAGGGATGTATAGCCTGTACTCAATGTGGACATTCAAGATGCGTTTAAACAAAAATAATTTTATTTTTGAGCTCCTATGTTTTGTCATAGCGATAATATCTACTATAGATCTTTATTTTATTGGTAAAACACGAACTATCATTCAAGAGTCCGAACAAAATCCCATCGGGCGGTATCTAATACGCTTAGACCATGGAGACATCTCTATTTTTATAGCTGCTAAGTTTCTAGGAACTCTGCTAGCTCTTTATGGATTATTTAAGCTACATTACCTCCAATTTAAATATGCTCTTCTTATCACGTGGGCTATTGCGATAGCGCAGATACTACTCTTGATATATCTTTTTATATAACGAACCCCTGTCGCCAATCAGGGGGTAGAATTCTTTTGGAGGACGCCATGCCAGAATATACATTCCGATGTGACCATTGCGAGATTCACTTTTCCATAAATTGCAGTATGTCTAAATATAAAAAGAAAAAATATGTGAAGTGTTCAGAATGCAATAAGAAGGCGACTAGAGATCTTTCCTTCGATGATGTTCAGGGGTCTGTCTCCTTTTCCCTGTCAGAATGTAAAACTATCGGACACTATGCTGAAAAACAAACGTCCCAATACAGCAAAGATCAAGCGGATGAGATACGCCGCAATCAGAAGACCAAGAGAGTTTCACCTCATGAAGAGTTGCCTGATGGAATGAGTCGAATAGAAAAGTCCTCCGACACATTGCAATGGACAAAAGAGGGCAAGGCTAAAAGAAAGCCCAGAAAGAGAAAATAAATGCATCAAGACATCTTCATCATAGACCCCTCTAGGGAGCTTCCCGAGGAGCGTACCGTAACCGTATACACAGTAATAGGGAAAGAAGACTATATCGAGGAAGATTCTGGACTACCGTGTCTGAGTGTAGAATTGGATGATACTAAGGATAACCCATACGCTCATGCTATGAAGGTTATTGGACCGTCTAGTTGTAGATTCTTTGTGAAGCAAGGGGCTTACGGGAAGCTTTTCAATCCGCTGGGCTTTTTTAGTGAAGGTCGGGAAGCAGGGGTGAGTCGCCATAGGGGGCGGCTTGAGTGGGAGTTAAAAGAAGTAAAGGAAAAGGTGTTTAATTTTTATGTAAATTTTTTGAGAACAAAAAACTTGTCTTATATACGCAATGCCGAAAGGGAGCTATCATGAAAAAGGGTAAGATTACAGACACTGAGACCGCATGCCTCAAGGGGATGATCGCGGAGAAGGTATCCAAAGAAGACATGGCTAATCAGCTTGGTCGATCTCTAGCTTTAATTGAGAAGGAAGTTAAGAGAATTGGTGAAGAGGCTATTAGAGAGCAGCTGATGGTCAGAAAGACAGCCAAAGGAGAAGGTGGCATTGTAGCTATGACTGAGGCGGCGTCAATGAAGGCTGACGATACACGTTCTCAGCCAGATACGAAAGAGTCATCGCCCACACAAAGAGGAAAGTGGGTTCACACAATATATGACAAGCCGTAGGTCCGACAAAAGCAGCTACCCATCCAGATATTCTCCGGAAGGATGGGTTTCCCCATATCAATATATCACTGAGCTAATATGTGAAAAGAAGGCTCAGCAGGGCAGCAAAGAACTCCCAATAAAATTTTGGGAGATCAAGGAATGGCGAAGCTTCTACCGCTATCAGATAACTCTCGCAACCGCTCTGGTTAAAGAGTACGGCGAAGAGGCGGTAATAGCAGCCCTGAAAGATCGGAGATGCTACAAGACCTACTCTCTAAGGGCCCCTTTTCTCAAGCCTATCATAGAGGAGCACAAGAAAACTCAGGAGAAAGCTAAGCGAGTAGATGCAGAGGACCTGTCTTATAACTTTGATGGTAAAGAAAACTTTTCTAGCAACAACCAAAAGAGATCCCTACTATCTGACCTAGAGGATTTGGAAGAATGACGACGGATATTATCAAGGAGTACGGAGATGTCTTACATAATCCCTCATATATAACGGACACAAAACTGGCTATTATTCCGGTGAGTCCCAAAATTGACATGGCCTTAGGGGGAGGCGTCCCTGAGGGCTCTTTGTTCATCATGACAGGGCCAGAAAAGGTTGGTAAAACAATCACCGCTCTTACCTTTTGCGCGAACGCACAGACTGTCAACAGAAAAGTTTATTACGGAAATATAGAGGGTCGGTTAAGGAAGAGAGACCTAGAGGGAATAGCTAGCTTAAGTGTGGACCCGGAGCATATGGAAATTATCGGCTCTACTCAGGGGAACATTTTATCTGCTGAAAAATATTTAGGCATCTTTGATAATCTTATCCATACTCAGCCCGACTGTATATGCGTAGTAGACTCATTCTCAGCCCTGTCGAGTGAATCTGAGCTTACTGGGGACATCACAGACACTCAGGTAATGAGCGTACAGAAGGTTTTGGCTAAGTTTTGTAGAAGAATATCAAACGTTTTACCTATCAACAAGGTAACGGTAGTGGGAATAACTCACTTAATGGCCAACATGTCTACGTTTGGCAGGGGAAAGGCAAAGGTAGAAAAATCTGGGAGTGCCCTAAAGTATCAAGTTGATGTTAAGCTTCACGCAACCCACTCTCAGCCAATTATGCAAGGAGACACACAGATAGGGCAAACTGTCCATTGGCAAGTAGTCACCTCAGCTATCGGAGCACCGGGTCAAAAGGTCTCCAGCCATATCAAATACGGAAGAGGAATATGGAAGGAAATGGAATTGGCAGACCTACTCGTAGACTTTGGCCTTGTGGAAAAAAGCGGAGCTTGGTTTAAGCTTCCAAATGAGGAGAAGGTTCAGGGTAAAAACAATCTATCTAAATATCTGGAAGATAACCCTGACGAATATCAAAAATTTGAAGACGAAATTTTTTCTATGGTTGGAATTGAAAGGTGATTATATGATCATGAAGAGCTTAATGCTAGTTATTTTGTTGGCGAGTACCGCTATGTCGCAGGTTCCCGATAAGGATCTGTATCAGCACTTGCAAGATGTTTCAGTGACAGTTAAGAGTTTTGCAGGAGAGGGATCCGGAGTGATTGTTACCAGAGAAGTTGTACTCTCCAATGGCAAAAAGGAGAAGGTTAATTTTGTCTGGACTGCGGCCCATGTAGTTGATGGCCTGAGGTCTGTAAGAAGCGTCATTAAAGATGGTCGCCCCTCTAAAGTAGTAGAATTCAAAGACGCTCAGATTGTCAAGGAGCTTGTTGAAGATGGCAGGCGTGTTGGCGAGATCAAGATGGAAGCTAAGATTATTAAATATAGCGACTCCGAGAACGGTGAGGATCTTGCCCTTCTTATGATAAGAAAGAAGGGGTTTATTGACAAGACTACTACCTTCCACACGGCAGACGATCCTATAGCTATTGGAACAGAGCTCTACCATGTAGGCAGCTTGCTAGGCCAAATAGGAAGTAATTCTATGACGAGAGGAATATTGTCTCAAGTTGGTAGAGTTCTGGACCTCGGCACAGGCGAAGGAGTGGTCTTTGACCAAACTTCATGTCCCGGTTTCCCCGGATCGTCAGGGGGAGGAGTTTTTCTCTCTGAGAGGAATAAGGGGCATGAAGGCCATTACGTTGGGATGCTTGTAAGAGGAGCGGGCGAAACATTTAATCTCATTGTTCCCGTCAGACGCATGCGCAAATATGCTAAGGCTAACGGAGTTCTGTGGGCAATTGATCAAAATGTTCCGACCCCCACCTATGACAAGATCCTAAAGCTTCCTATTGAGGGTACAATTGATTCGAAGGACGGTAAAGACCAGAAGGCCTCGAAGGCGTCCGGAGACTTTCCCTTCCTTTTCAGAAACGCAGCCACCCCTCGGAGGATCTCCCCATTTTTACCAAGGCGACCCGTTGAAAATTAGAGACTTAGACGGCAACACCTATACTTGGAAAATAGCGGGGAACGTTGTTCGATCAAACGAGCAGCGTCCCCGTTCCAAGCTTCACCTGAAGGCCAGACAGCTTCTCAGAGACCTCTATCCGGCCCTCCAAATAATGGAGGAAGTTTCCTTTCAGCTACGTAGAAATCAGTCAGGCTTTCTAGACTTCTATATAAACACCGTGAAGACTGTTATTGAAGTTCACGGCTCTCAGCACTATAAGTTCAACACCCTGTACCACACCAGTATTCATGACTTCATCAATCAGAAGAAACGAGATGCCGCGTTAGTGGATTGGTGTGAGCTCAATAACTTAACCTATGTAGAACTCCCTTTTAATGAAAGTGTTGAAGAATGGAAGCTAAGGATACAGCCTCAGACCAGTTGAAAAAGCTTGACAGCATACTGGATGAGTATGAACGTTCCCTCGGGGTTCCGGACTTTCCTGATGAGTTTCACGACGACTCTGCAAAAAAATACATGACCCTTTCGCGACTTCAGATTGAGAAGTTAACCCCCGCTGAATGTGCGGAGGCTGCCCTTCTCTTAGGCTCCCTCTCTTTTCACATGCAGCGGGCATATAATCGAGAAGTGGCTCGCGTCAATTGGGCCAAGCAAACGTTAAGGTCGACAGTTGCGGGACGAGAACAATCATACAGTGGCTCATGGGAAAGCCAGTTCAATCAAGCGGTAGACGAAGATGGATATTCACGTAAGGTCATGCAAATTCAAAAGTATGCGCAGCAGAGGGCTGATCGCCTTACGTATCTCGCCTCGTCAATTAAAAATATTGGCGATATCTTTTTAGCTGTACAAAGGACAAAGGTGATGAAACATGGATAAGAAAGAACAACTAGCATCTCTACTTGCCTCTTTATCTTCGGATCAGATGGAGGAGCTTGAGGCTCTCCTACAGAAGTCCTCTGTAACTTCTAGAAGCACAAAGAAAAAAAAGAGAAGAGGAAAGGGAAAGCGTAAAAAAAGGGAAGCCGCGAAGACCAAGGAACAGCAATTGGCTAGCGAGCAG